CTGCAAAGCGTTTCACTAATCTATCTCCTCAAATTAATGCGGCTAATGTCGGTACTGCTGTAGGCGGAACTTTAGGCGCTCTTGAAGGTTCTGGAGTCAATGAAACTGAAGAACAACGTAGAAGTACTGGTCTAGTTGGTCGTGCTGGCAAAGTACTCGGCATGACTGGGTTAGGTGCGGGTGTTGGTCGTGGTGTTGGTTCTGCTGCTGGTTACGGAATTAACCAGAAGAAATTACAGGATTGGCGCTCTAATAATAAAGGTATGGCTAAGAAAGGTGTAGATACTACTAAACCTCGCTCTATTAACGTTCAAGACGAAAACGAATAAGCTCTTACGCCAAAAACCCATAAATAATGCCATGCTGAGAAATTAGTGTGGCATTATTGTTGTAATCCTAAAAAAACAAAAACAATAAAGATGGATGAAGAACAAGATTTAGGCGCTCAAGACGCTGGTATGGAAGGAGACGGTCAAGATGTGACTGAACTCAATCCTACTAATGCGTTTGGCGAATTACTTCTAGACCTTATACAAGCTCAATATGAGGGCGACATCGATGCTGGTATCCAAGCCTTAGTTCAAGCCACTGGTTTGACCGAAGAAGAAGTAACTGGTTATGTTAGCGGTGAAAACATCGTTGATGATGTCGATACTCTTGAAGCAATTATTTCAGCTTTCCCTGATGCTAACGACGAAGATATTGAACAAATCATCGAAGTTGCTGACGGTGTACTGGAACAAGACAAACAAGCTCTAGAAGCACAATACGAACCCGAAGGCGCTGAAGGAGGCGCAGAAGAACCCGATATGGCACAACAAGGCGCAGATTATGCGGCTGCTTATAACCCCGCTATTCAAGCTAATTTCAATCGTAATGTAGCCACTGAAATTAATCGTGTACGCGCAGAGAATGAAGCTCTTCATGCTAACTTTGCCGCAGCTCAATTTCAAGCAAATCTTTCTCAAGCATTGTCTGACCTTAATGCAAGAACTACGGAAGATGTACTTAATGGTGTAATTACACCAGCAATGAAAGAAGCGTTAATCGGTAATTTCGCTGACCCTCGCCAACGAGTTGCTCAGTTTACTGGTATCGCTAAAACCAATGGTGCGCGTGACTTACAGGAACAACTCAATATGTCCGAGTTTGCTTATAGCTTACTTCGTAATATTGCAAATGTAACTGGATTTCAAGATTATTCTGTAAGTGCTGAAGAAGTAGCAACTGCTAACTTTTCCGCCAGTCTTGACGAAGCAGCTAAGGGTGACTTAATTGCTATGGGTCTTGATTTCAACTCAAACTCATTCGGACTATAAAAAAGAATGTATTTAACAACTCAAAAATTCGTCCATAACGGAAAAGCGATTATTTTCAACGCAGCAGCTAAGAGAGTTGCCATCGATGGTGTTGAAATTAAAAGCGTAGACGTATTACTTAATTCAGAAGGACTAGCTATTGTCCCTGAAGGTAGTTTTATTGCTCATGTTGGTGTCGAAAATTCTCTAACTGCACGTTTCCTTCCTCGCACTCGTCTATCAGCTCCTACTTTAACTAGCTCCGCTACCGTATCTTTGCAAGCACCTTGTTCTCAATTTAAAGTTGGTGACACTTTGTATGCAAAGCATAGTTACGCTTTAGTTAAGTTTATCGGTACTTTCGCTACTGGCGATATTGTTACTGCCCGTCTTGGTAATGTAACTTATTCGTCTACTGTCGGTACTGCTCAAACTGGTTCTGGAGTACTTGCTGATTTCATCACTGCTAATGCTGCTGCTTTATTGGTTGCTAACATTACCCTTGCTCAAGTCGCTTCTACTGCTTCTGCAACCATCTATGCTAACGATAGTTACGATGTGTATTTCTCAACTTCTAGTGCTGCTGCTCAAATTGTTGTCGAAACTACTGAAGCTGGTTTCTTAGGTAATAACTTAACACCACTCGGTACAATTCTCGCAATTAGCGGTGAAGACAGCTCACGTGTTCGTATTGTAACTTTGGCAGCTAATGCTACTCAAGCTCTACCTATTAACACTATTGTTGGTATCGATGTTGTCGAAGTTATCGGTTTATATCCCGATGCTGTAGACCTTACTGGAGAACCTGTACGTCATTTTGCCGTAATCAGTGAAATCGCAGGTATTTATCAAAATAACTTGCCTTACATTGACAAACAATTGAAGCGATTATTCGGTTTGCATCTCCATATCAAACCCTATTTTTCTAAGTAAAGGATAAAAACAAAAATGTCAGGTATTGAAAGTTTTCTAAAAGAAGGACGTGCTGCTAAAGCGGCTGACCTCGTTGTAAACAACACCCTTCGTCAACTTAAAGAGCGTAGCAAAGTTCTAAACACCTATGTTCCTTTAATTGAAAAAACTGGGCGCGATTGGCTTGCTTATATCGGTACGACTGTTGACCCTATCGCTTCACTTGTTGCGACTGGTCAAGACTACCCCGAAGCCAAAAAAGGCGACTTCTCGAAAATCCAAGCTCGTAACTATAAAGCTGCGATTGCTTATCACTGGGATGAAGATACTCAATGGCGTATGCAAGAAGTTAGCGAACTCGCTAAAATTCGCAACATCACCATTCAGAACATTCAAGTTTCAGAAGGTAAGATTCAACTTGGTCAAGATAACGAATTGGCTAAAACCATTTTCGGTACTCTTGCTTCCCTAGTTCGTGGTCACATCAACTTGATTGACTATTTAGCTTGGCAGACATTGCAAACTGGGAAAATGCAGTACACTGACCAACGTACGGGACTGAAAGCAAACTTAGATTGGACTAAGGCTATTGCTATCCGTGCCAACCACTTCCCTTTCCCTATCTATCAAACCGATTTTGCTGGAACTGAGACTTCTGATTCTTTGGCACGTGATTGGACTCAGCACGAAACTGCTGACCCTCTACAAGACCTTGCTGACATTCATACTCAGTACAAGTACACTAACGGATTCCCTGCTGATGAAGCGGCTATCTCTGAGCGTCTATTGCTCAATATCGCTCGTTGTAAATCTGTTAAGGAAGCTGTAGTCGCGGCGAATGTTCTTGGTAATGTTATTACTGGTACACCTTCTATTGACCAAATCAATGAAGTTATGACTCGTCGTTTCTTGCCTAAGTTTGTTCTTGAAGATGGACAAGTAGAACTGTCTGACGCTAATGGCAACTCGGTTCCTACTCGTTTACTCGATGAAGGTACTGTAGTACTTCTTAGTCGTCAAGGCAATTTCAATCGTATCTTGGGCGGTACAATTGAAAATGGTGGTCGCGCAGGTATTTTCCAAAGAACTTGGTCTAAAACTCCAATTTTGGATATCTCTGAAACTGCATCTATGCAGCTCATCAGCGCTCCTACTATCGCAAAAAGCGGTTTTGCACGTAAATTTGCTAAGAATGTCAATATCGCATCTTCTGTTTCGTTGGCAGACTTCCATGTCTACGACTCAAGCAGAGGTCAGACAATCATCACATAAATCTAAAAGATAAATTTAGATTTAGTTACACTATAAATCTTCTTCAGGTAATTCTGAGGAAGATTTTTTTTACAAGTATAAAGTAATCTCTGCTAAAATAACATATACACACATATAACACCTATATATGACTATCAAAACACCTCCTCGTCGCTATCGCATTTTCCCTGCATATATTAATGGGGAAGGTCACACTGTCGCAAGTGGAGAGTATTATGAATATGAGATTAACCTAAATGAAGCTCGTCAACGTAGTACAGCAATTCTCATCAACGCATCGGACTTTCAAGAAATCAAACTCACAACCGCAGCACCAGATATCTCATTTGTAGCAAGCAACGATGTCTCGTTTCAAAATGTTCCAACCATCGCCGTTGTTAACAAACTGAAAATTAACACCGCCTCTATTGAAGATATTGCATCGATTAAATTTGTTGGGAAGGTTGCCGCAGCTAAAATTATCGAGGCTCGTAAGGATGCTAAAATTAGTACATACGAACAACTAGATAAGATTACACCAATAAAAGGTCACAAAAACTGGCAAGACATCGCTGTAATCGATTTCGAGCTACCTGACCCCACCGTTGGTCTAGTATACGAAGGACTTAAAACATTCGGCTACAGCCAAGAAAATATCAATGCCATTAGCAAACCACTTACCAACTAACTCGCTACCCAACAAAATGAAACAAGGGGCAATGAAGCCACTCTTCGGAGAGCGTTTGCCCCAAGCACGTGCAGGTGCGACCAACAAAAAAAGCGGGGGTTTCACGGCTCCAGTAGTAAAGCGCCGCAAAGGTGTAATATCAGCAGGTATGGGCAAAACAATGACATTCGCATTCATGAACACGGACATTGCTTCTTTTTCTGCCAACACGACGGCAGGAGTGGCTGAGTTCCTTAATTTAACTGGTCGTCAACGGTATTATTCAATTGACGATATTCCAGATGATGAGCTAGCTGAAATGGATGATAAACAAATTAATGAGGCAATCCATCGTCAGCAAGAAGTGGAGGCTAAAAATAAAATTAGAGAGTCAGCTAATAATCGAGCAAACTATCGCGCCAAATTAGATACATTCCGCGAAGGTAAGTCGGCAATTCGTCAAGGCTATTTGCCTTTTGTTGGTAAATTACTCTATGGATAACTCATGAAATACGCAGATATTGCATCGCTCACACGTAAACTTAAAGGTCGTCTTGCAGTTGTAGACCAAGAAACGTCTGGTATTACTGGCATAGCTACTCAAGAAATCGATACAGCTACTGTCGAAACGCTGGTAGATGAAGTAGAACTTGGTGATATGGAAACTTATCTTTCAATGATTTACGTTTTCCCTTTGAAACTTTCCGTAG